AACATCCATGTCTTTTTTGGCCTGTTCAACCTCATCAGGATCAACGAAACCACCATCCAGGGTGGTGAACAGGTAACTGCCCCAGTCTGGATTGGTCTTGTCCTGCCCCTGTATGTACAGAGAATGGAACCAGTTCATGCCCTTGGGCGTGCCGCAGAACAAGGCCTTGCCCTTGGTGTCTGAAAGCGTGGGCCTTATGACTTCAGTCCACGCAAACTCATCTATGTCTCCAGCCTCGTCAAAACAGGCGAACGAGATGCCAACTCCCCTCATGCTGTCAGGATTGTCTGCCCCCTTGAGGCAGATCCTTGAATTGTTTTTGAGATAGATCGTGAGTTCCGCTTCATTGATCCGTTTTACCCATCTCAGTTTATGAAATATTTTTTTCATCATTTGCCAAGCGATGGTTTTGGCTTGGCGGTAGCTGGGTGCAATGAAATATATCAGCTGGTCTGGTTGCCTGGCATGATAGGCACACTCCCTAATGGCCAATGTGGTCTTGCCAAATCGCCTGCCCGTCACAAGCACACGGAATCTCTTGGGATCATCCGCCACCTGTTTCTGTGGTGCTGATAATTTCATATTTTTTAATTAGCTACTCTGTCTCAGCCCATGGCAAAGGTTGGGTGTTCTCTGTGTCCGCTGGTGTGTCCAACTGCCCAAGGTACTGCTTGCCAAGCCAGATCAACATACGAACGTCCTTGTCAATCACGGCCTTCTCATACTGGGCACGCCTTAATGACTTGCGACCTTCTGCCCTGCCCTTTTCCACTATGGCGCTGTATCTCTTTTGCAGAGTCTGTGCTGATGTTCCCACCACGTAGGCGATCTCATCATAGGTGCACATCAGGGTGGCCAGCTTGAATATCATGTCGCGATCCAACTTGTAGGTCTTGGGTGCGTGTGTTTTTGGATTGGTTATTTTTTGATCTTCGCCCATTACAATAATCTGTCCTCTATCTTGATCCTGAATCTTCTGGTGTCCGTGTCGCCATTGGCCGTGGTCACGGTGCAGGTCACCGTGTAGATGTTGTTGTTGGTGCCATTGTGCAATCTTATGCTGACCAGTGCGCCTGCTATGTTGACGTCAGTGGCCTGGTTGGTAGGGAATGCCAAGGGACTTGCGTCTCCAGCAATGGTGCTGATCGCAACCACGGCTGAGCTGACGCTGTCATTGGCACCAAGATAATCAGTGAAATCCAAACCATACTTGACGTTGGCGGTGCTGTCCTTCACAAAGTAAAGACCCGTGTTGTCCTTTTTTGCACCTGTTAAATTGGCCATATGTTAGATCGCCCTTTCGTATGGTGTTTGTTTTATGCTGGTCAGAGGCGGGATTGGCAAGTAATAGATCCTGGTCTCCTGTTCAACAAGCAACACCCTTGACTCTGTCGCTGGAGTATTTACACGATTTTCTTGATGAACTAATAGCACACGAGAATCTGCTGGCACCACCTGGATCCTGATCTCCTGTGGCACCTTGATCGTGAAATAGGGATCAGCCTGTGTGACCATCCTGGCCTCAACCTCAAACTGCATCGCTGATGTGATTGCGACGGTGGCACCCAATATCCTGCTTGGGATCGCAGAGGCTGCAAAATTAACCTGTAGGTCCTCAGTGGCGGTCCTAAGCACAGTGGGCGTAACCTCAAAGGCAAATGCACTGCTCTTAGTAGATGTGATGTCAGTGGTTAAATTGGCATTGATCACAAAAGTCATTGCTGACTCAATGTTGCTGGTGCCGTAGAATATTAGATTGTCCTGTGTTGACGTGCTGGCCACGATCTCAAGATCAGCCTCAGCATCAAGCAGTCCTGCTGGCTGTGCCACCACAGTGAACTCCGCTGACATGGTGGCCGCGGCTGACTCCAGTTTCGCTGAATCTTCTGTGATGAAAAATTGTGACAGGAACTCCTGCACTGCCCCTCGTATGACCTGACCCACCTGCGTGGTCGTGGCAGACATGTTGAGATCAAAAGTCCTGCCCCAGATGTCAAAGGGCCATGTATCCCAGCTCTCTTCCTGTCCCTCCCATATCTCAAATGTCCAATTTTCCCAATCGCTGGTTACTTCTTCCCAGGTGTATTCTTCCTGCTGTGCGTAACCACCAATGACGTAACCAAGCACGAAGAAGGTGTTGAGGTTGAAGCTGTTCCAGGAGTAGAAATCCACGAGATCATAGATCAGGTTGCCCGTGCTGGCGGTGCTGGACTGCGATTGCAGATCTTCTATGATGCCATGCTTCTGTCCCCCAACAAAATTGGCGAAGAATTCTCCGCTGAATGACTGCTCGTCCGCCAGCACGAGATTGAAAGGTGTGCCTACGAATACAAATTCTGCTGACAGGTCTTTGGACACATTGGTTTTGATTGCTCCAATCATCGTGGTCACAAATTCACTGGTAAATGATATGCTGCCAGCATTCACCACGCTGACGCTTGATTCCTGTAGTGAGAATGACGCGGCAAAATTTACTGGCTCAACACGCAGGTCTCTCTCGCCAGGAAAAGTGCCACTGGACACCATGCCCATGGTTGGTATGGCATCACCACCCACCCCATCAATGATGTGCAGTTGTCCGCCCGCCCAGCTCCTGGTATAGGTGCCTTTGAAATAGACCTGATCAGTAAAATTGAATGTGGTGCCATTGATCGTCCTTGTGGCACCTGATGTTCCGTTGGAATAGGGCAACAGATAAATGTGCATACGTTTGATTGGTGCGCCAGCTGGCACGGTGGCGGTGGCGGTGCCTGGCACGAAAGGTCCGTTGTTCTTCAATGTCACACGCAATTCAAGATTTGGTGCTTGGTTGATTGCTCCACCTGGCACGGCAGATCCATTCTGCAATAAAATAACCTGCAATCCCGCCTGCTCCGTGGGTTGCGTTCCCACTGTGATTGGATTGCCTGGCACGGGCAAGGCCTGAAATGGCGCTGGATAGCTGGTCACATTGTTGTTGATGTTGCCAGCTGGATTGCTGTTGGTGGCAGTGACCACAGCGGGGGCAGTGAGCGTGCCATCAGCATTGGCATACTGATAGGTTACCTGTGTTTCAGCAGCCGTGTTGGTGTAATCTGTTGAATAGGAGTTTCTTGCCGCATGATTGATGCCCAGCATGTAGGAACCAGTGATGGTGACCTTGCAACGATCCGCTGATATGCCATGCTTGCTGGTACGCAGGTCCTCAGAAAAATCTCCAATGTTAAACCTCAAATCATCCGTGCCTATGCGTTTGGCATCAAATGGACTGGTGGTGCCAAAGCCAGCTGGAAGATCAGCCATGGTCCTCTGATCGCCAGGATAATTTAAACCTACATTTGACTTGCCCCTGATTTCCCAATTAGTGGTCACATCCGTGGACACCGCGGTGTCCACGTATACTGTTTGTGCAAATGGTAATATGGTCTGTCCGTTGGCAGTTAGTGGAAAATAGGGCGTGCCATCAGCATTGATAAGTTGTGCGGGCTGGGCCGCGTCTTGCACAGGACGGAATATCTTATATTCACCCGTTTCCGTGAATGTGTCAACTGTGCTGGTGGTCATTAGGAGAAGCCTCCTATGCTAACGATACTGTTAGATTACCTGATGAGATTGTAAATTGGTCACCGCTGTTCACTGTCTTGGCATTGGTCAGCGTGCCGTAGAAAAGCACGTTGCCTCCAGTGGATGCGTCCATCAATGCCATGGATCTCACAGTGGCTCCTGATGAGGCCGCGTTGTCGTAGTCAGCCGTGGCTACAGGAAATGTCACTGTGGTGTTGCTGGCTATCTGGCCAGTGGTCACTGCTCCCGCCGCGGCGAAACTGATGCTCTGCCTTGCGTAGGCAGTGCCTGATGTGGTGACTTCATAATAGCCCCAGTTGCCTTCTGATGCAGTGCTGGTGCCTGATTCCAATGCTGTGGCCAGTGCTCCTGTTTCTCCTGAGGTGGCTGCGAACAGGGCCACGAACACCGTTGCTGGTGCCGCATAGCCTGCTCCTGTGCCCACGGTCAGAGATCCGTTTCCAAATCTCAACACATGATCCAGTAATTCGTTTTCTAAAAAATTTGATGCCGCTGACATGATTGTTGTCTCCTTGTTATAACTGATTTATTTATGTTGATCAGTGTTGGGTTGATTGACATTATATGTATATTAATCCGTATAAGCAGAATCAGTATATAAAGCATCCTGGTCAAAATGAAACAGGGCTATTG